CACGGGACTGCATTACAGCCATATTTATTCTCCTTTATAGGATTTGTTGATAAGAGCTTTACCTTCATCGGTCTTAGCAACTGCGGCATAAGCTACAGCATATTGGCTCTTCTTGATTTTGTTTTCGTCCATATAAGACTTAACGAGGGCATCTAGCTTGTCCTGTGCTGTAGCGAAGTTGCCATCAGCATCTGACTTACCAAATTCTTCCATAGACTCTCCGAATACTGCATCAGCACCCTTCAAAGCTTCCATGACTGTTTCATCTGCATCGAACTTAGCAATAAGTGTTTTAGCTACGTCGATGTTGAAGTTAGGTAGAGCTTCTTCTGCACGTTTAGTCAGTTCAGCATCTGCCTTAGCAACTTCAGCTTCTTCCAGAGCCTTAAGGATAGGCGCAGGGATGTCAGCTTTGTTGATTTGCTCACCGTCATATTCTACATACTCAGGTTCAGCTTTCTTCTCAATTACATCGGCTTTGATGACATAACCTTTCTCGATGAGAGACTTACGAAGACGCTCGTTCTCTTCCTTAAGGGCAACTTCAGCAGCCTTAAGAGTTTCGATTTCAAGCTCTTCAGCAGTTGCATCATCAGCTTTCTTCATGTCCATGTTGTACATCTTCATGGCTTCTTCTTCAGACATACCTTTATCCATGTATGGCTTCAGTTTGGCCTTCAGATCATCAGACATTTTTTCTGTTACTTCATGTTCCATAGGTTCTCCATTGGAATTATCACGCTTGTACAAGGAGACCATTGCCTGTGCATTTGCTGGACGATCCACCAAAGACAACTCCTCCAGTTCAAGCTGTTTTAAAAGGTTAGGCACTATAGTCCTCCTTGATTGCACGACCCCCAATAGAGAAGGCCGCAAGTTCACCAGACTTAACCTTCGCCCAGACATTATCGTCATAGACTTTGAAAGCTACAATCCAGCCTTCACGGTCACTCTGGATGCCAAGGGATTCACCTATCTCTTTGGTTATAGGCATGGAGTGGATAACCGCCCCAATCTGATCCCCTGTATGCATCTGCTTACCGACACGAATATGCTCCATAAAGCCATTGACAGCCTTAACGAGTGTGTCAGGTTCGATTACGTCACCTTGACGGTCAACCACTGGCTCACCCTTCTCAGTAACGACTGAGGCCCATCCATAGACTAGACGCTGTTCGTCATCTGCCTTGAGGATTTGACCTTCAACACTTTTAGTAAGTTCGGACACTGATGTTCCACCTTCCCACATACGACAAGACCAGTAACCTGCTGTAGTCTTATCTTTCTTGGTATCGCAAGAGTGGCGGGAGCGAAAATTAGCTCTGGCTTTAGGGTCATCTCGACGGATCTCCATGTTAGGATCTCCAAAGGCAACTCGCTTTACCTTATCACCATCTTGCACGAATACTTCAAACTTCTTGTTGCCACCTTGAATACGTCGAGGCTTGTTTAAAGTCACTTTCTCACCTTGGTACTCAGCCTTAGTAAACTCTTCCTTCATCACTTCCTGTACGATAGCTCTGAGGGCGTCTAAGCGGTTCACTGATGGCTCTTCTTCAGGATCTTCAGCTACCTCATCACGGGAATAGTAAGCTAGGTACTCTTCATGGCTACCACAGGGCATATATACCGCCTGTCCCATACCATCCTCATGTACGTGGATCTTACCTTCACAACCCATGTCCATGCTTCTAGCTCTAGCTTCCATCTCAGTAGAGAATACATCATTAGCTAGTTTAGCTTTGGTTACTGACTTCTTACTGCTAGATGGGTGTCCTGATGGTAGTAGGTCTTTGTCGTGATTGGCTTTCTTAGCACCCGTGACAATCTTAAGGAAGCTGTTTACTCTAGCCATAGCCCACTGCTCAGGGCCAGTCACATTAGGGCGTACTGACTGAGGGTTTGTACGGTAGGCACCTACACCTCTGTCATAGACTGCCTCAAGCATACGCACAGTTACCTTATGCTTAGACTTCTTGTTATGAGCTTCCATCTTGTTTTTGAGGGCTGTCTTTGGCATCTTATAACCTTAAGCTGTATTCTTGACTAGGACACCTTGGAAGGAAGCCCCTATTGCGTTATTAGTTGTGTTAGTTGAAACCCTGCACTCTAAGTCAGTCTTCTCGTAGAACTCTTGAGGGTACTCAAACTTTGTAATTAACTGGTTGCTCTGCAAGACACTAATAAGTCTTGTGCGGAAGACATTAGTTCCATGATCTCTGCTTCTAAAAGTACAAGTTGCAGTTTTATTTGCTTGAGATAAGCCAGCGGTAAAGTTAATATCATCAACGTATAATGTGTAACCAGCAGGTACTGTGTATGCAGCTATCTGTGTCTGATTACCAAGGTGCAGGTTAGCATAAATTGTAGTGTTTGGTACACCGCTAGTAGCACCAGAAGAACCTACATAGATTATACCACCAGAAGTACCACCCGTTCCACAGAGAGTAACAAAAGCTCTATATATTCTTAGGTATGAATTTTGAGTAGCTACTTGTGTCTGACCGTTAAGAAGAACTGTCTCTTCTACCTCATCGTAGTTCTCATCTAAACCTTGGATAAGAATACTGTTAGCGCCTGTACCACCATTAGCATCATTTGCACTTGTGCTGCTGACAAACATTGTAACGGCGCTTGTAGGGTATGGGAAATCACCACCTTGTGACCAGACAGTCTCTTCATCACCATTTACATCTGGGTTGTACCCAAACTTATACAGGGTTCTGTGACCTTTGGTATGACCCTTAGAGATTGCCAGATCTGTATGTTCGTATATACGTTTGGGCCAACCGCCAAGCATTTTCTGTTCTACCTGTTCAAAGAGTGTGTTAGGATCTGTTGCATCTTCTACGTCAGGTCTTCCAGTAACTATATTGTCAGTTACAAAAGAGTAGTTCTGACCTATGGTCGCTGAACCAACCTCTGGGGAACCAGTAACGACAGGTGAGGTAGAAAAACTCTCATCTTCTGTCATTGTGGCATCTGAGACTACAGGAGAACCTGTACTAAACCCTGATGCTGTTAGGCCGTGTTCTTGAGTTAGTGTACTCTGGTTTGCTACAGGAGAGCCTGTGACAAACCCTAGTGCTGTTAAGCTATGTTCTTGAGCTATAGCTGTAGATGAAACTACAGGGTCTTGAGTGACTATAGCTACAGAAGTTAAGGCATGTATCTGAGCTATCGTTGTTGATGCTATCTGGGGACTAGCTGTACTAAATCCATTCGCACCAATAAAGTTGTCATTAATTAATGGGTCACTTGACTGAGTGAGTAGTAGATCACTATTTTCCTGTAATACCCTGCTTGTCATTGTGCATGACCTTTATTATGCAGGATCAGGGATACCGATAGTAAATGACCCTAGAGAGAATGTGTTACCTGATGCGACAACCTGACTAGCTGTCAAAGACCCTGTGGCTAACAATCTAGTATTGGATACGTCCACAATAGCATAATGAGTAGCTGTACCGTTACCTGTCACTGATCCATCTGAGATAGCTGCTACTACAACCTCACGACCACCACCTGATCTGTCTGAGGGGGCAGCAATGGAAAGTGACGTTGAGTTACCTAATGTGTGAGTAGAGGTAGCCTCAGTGTATGTTGTAGCTTCCTGAGAGGTTAGGTCTATACGAGAGGCTTCAGTGTCAAGTACAGATAGCCCATTGTCAAAAACTCTGTTATTAAGACTGGGCATCTTCTGGCTCCTCTTGTGTTACAGGTGCAGCATCTGCGTCATATCTTAGTTCAGCTATATCCATCAAGTCTTGAATAACCTCTGGATGGTCACTTACGTTGATGTCTGCCCCATTCAGGTTCCGTAGGAATGCTGCAATCTCACGTAAGTCATGTGGAGCTACATCACCAGCTACAATAGTTGGCATCATATCATAGTTCAGACCGTTCAACTCCCAGAGGCGCTCGACAAGCTGTTTGTTAAGGACATCAACAATAGCTTGGATATAACTCTCTAATGCACGAAGGAACAGGTCTGTCTTACTCTTGGAGAGGGCGTAAGAGCCAGTAGAGCCACCACCAAGCATAAGAAACTCAGAAAGGACACTACGAGCAATATCATGCTGGTAACGTCTTACGATAGTATCTATCTCTATATTACGACTACCACTAGAAGACATAAGCTCAACATCTACCAGTTTCTGATTGGTAGGCGCTCCGTCTTTATCGGGATAGGTGTCGGAAGGCAGAATAATGTATCCTTGCTCATTGAACTTGACATCCCTGAGAATAGATTGCAGGTTATTGACAAATCCAGATTGTGCAGCGGTCGCATCCCCTGACAAGTACTCAGCAGGAATACGAGCAACAGGGATACCAGCAAGTTCCCTCTCAACTGCTATAGCCTCAATAGACTGTAGGTTATTGACATATTCATAAGAAGTATAAGCATTGCGAAGTATAGAGCGCCCAGCAGGATCACCATTAATCGTTGTCGTGCGGTAGTACAGACTTTTGCGAGTAGGTATATAATTAGAGTTGTTATAGCCCGACCCATCCTGATAAATACCTTTAACATCACCAGTCTTCTGATCTACATCAAACCTAGAGATTGTCCAAGGCGCACGAATAGCAATCTTCCGTACACCCATACGGCCATCAGTGTACTTAGAACGCTTCTTGTCACTTCTTTCAGTAGGGCCACTACGTCTTTTATAGATGACTTCAAACCAAGCAAAGCCATACGACAAATTCGATAAGGACTCAGCAATATGGTCATCAAGGGTATGGTCCATATCATCAAGTACAGACTTAACGAACTCAGCTTCTTCTTTAGCTTCTGCACTATCATTGGCTGGCATCACCTTTAAATCAACGTCACGAAGGACTTGTTCAGTAGCGTACATGACAGCACCAATAGTACTGTCGTTATCTCTCATCTCACGGTACTTGCGTATAGCCTTCTTGCCACGCAACTCAGGTAGAAACTCATCAGCCCGTATCTGACCATTGTAGGTGTTATCACCCGCTACACCTAATACCTTCTTGGCCTCTGTCTCTGAGAGCTTCTTAACCATTACCGTAATCCTTTGGCGCTACTGTACGCTAGTTTCAGCGTAGGTTTTGCGTAGCCATTCAATGAGAGGTCCGTTATAGCCCAAACTAAAGCATCAAGACGGTCTGGTGAGCCTATGGACCCTAGAGGTTCCCACTGTACCATCTGATCTTCTAAATCATTAAGCCCTCTTACGTGTCTAACCTTATCCTGTTCATATAATGCGGATACTGGTTCAGCCCTTGCCATCTTCCCTCTGGATGCATGTACGAGCTTTACTGGGACTGTTTCATCTTCTGTGTGTAATGTGTGACGAACCATATCGCCACCTTGGTTTCTTTCAGCTACAATCCTGTCAGCCATATGTTCTCTATAGAGTTCTACAGCTTTGGATGCCCACTGTTGAGGAGTATATCTACCTGTGTGGTCTTCTATTACATAAGCTATACCATTGACATCTACACCAGCAACTACAATACCAGTCATGTCACTTTCTGCATTGGATGTGATAGCCGGATCAATAGAAATAACCACCCTATTAAGAGATGGTACGTCATCCTTGTCTATCTCACACTTCGCAAGTTGTTGTCTATTCCATAATGCGCCAGATGCTTCATCAAGTATTTCTGCATATAGTTCTTGTCTACCTAACCTTGTTCCCTCATAAGTCTTCTTTACTGCATCTAAGAAGGTATCTGCTAGATTGGCTGCATTATCATAGGTACTCCCTTTGCTAATGGTAGTCTTATCATCGTCTAGTATTGTGCGTATCAGTTTGGTTGTCTTAGGTGTCGTCGTTACGAATACTTGAGGACGCTTACCTAAACGTAAACCAAACTGTAGCATATCCCAAGTTTCTTGGGCATTTCTCCATGCACAGAGTTCGTCTGTCCATGCTGAGTAGGCTTGTGGCCCACGTAATCTCTCTGGGTCTTCAGCGGAGAAGAATACAGCCTTAGAGCCATTCTCCCATGTCAGAGTATTGTTGGTAGGCGACCAAGTAGGAAATCCAATATGCTTTCCCCTATATGTCTTATCACCCTTCCAACAGACATTGAGTAGACCTGAGTCACCCTCAACCATAACCCTGCGAACATCACCTTTAGTAGGTGCAACACAGTGGACAATCTTATCGCCCTTCTTGATCCTGTGTCTGACCCACTCTGAACCTGCACGGGTCTTACCCCAGCCACGACCAGCAAGTGCAACCCAAACATTCCATATACCCTCTGGCTCTAACTGTTCAGGTCTAGCCCAAAATTCCCAGTTGTGTTGTAACTCTTCAGTCTTCTTGGGGCCTAGTTCTTGTAATAGTGCAGCTACATCAGAATCTGGTAAGTCTCTAAGTACTTGCGCTGTTATCATCGGTACGGGTCTTACCTAATA